TTAAACTTTAAAATCGGTGGAGGTGGAGGAGTATGTCCAGAGGCTCCTGTTGGAGCAACACTGATGAAAACAGGTCAGACAACATCTTATCGAACTGGTGATGATGGTGACCTTGAGGCTGGAAGAGCTACATCATTCACAACATTAGCAAGCAATAATCCATTTGGTAATACCAATAGATTTACATCAGAACTTGGGACTCAGACATACACAAACAACATTGTCATTGATTGGAGTACTTACGATGGCAATACTGTCTTGGGTGTTTCAAGATTGGCTATTGCAACTGGTAACACTTGGAATACTGCTATTGATAATTCACTTTCATATTCAATTGGAACTTTCACAAGTGGATGGAGGTTGGCAAATATTAAGGAGATAATGAATCTTATGAACTTTGCTAATGACCAAAATAATTTATTAAATTATTCACCTTTGAATTTATCTTCATCAGGAAGAGTATATTGGAGTTCAACTACAAATCTTGCTGTAACAACACAAGCATATACATTAAGTAATATTGGTTCAATCAGTGTGCAAACAAAGACAACATCAACATCATATACTTATATCAGAGTAAGAACATTCACCGTAACAGGAACAACACTATCATAATTATGGCAACTTATAAATTTCCTCAGTTTAATGTTGAGATTATCAATCCAACAGTGACAGTCACAACAGTTATTGATGACATAATCAATAAGACATGCACAGCAAATGTATTGCTCACAACTGCATCCACAATCTTTGGTGTTGACTTTTATGGATATACATATACATCTGATTGGAACGATCAAGATATCATTGATTGGGTTAACAATGTTGAGCTTCCAAAATACGAAGTAAATAACTAATGGCAGAGAAGTCAGTTGTATTCTCACTGAAGGTCAACACTGGTAACAGTGTTCAAGACATCCAAGCTATGGATGCAGCTGTCAATGACTTGAATCAAGATCTCAAGGCAACACAAAAAACAGCGGCAGATAATACTGGCATAGATACCTTTGATCAAAAGCTCCAGGAACTGAATGCCAGAGTTGAGGCTGGTGGTCTGACCATGAGGGAGCTGACCAAGACCATGAAAGACTATCAGAACTTAGCAGCACAAGCTGGAGCTGAGAGTCCCATTGGACAGCAAGCCATTAGGAATGCAGCTGGATTAAAGGATGAGATTGGAGATTTAAAGGCTCAGACAACAGCCTTGTCATCAGACTTTGTTGGTGTTGATACAGCATTGCAAGGAGTTGAGACTGGAGCAGCAGCCTTCCAAGGAATACAATCAGCGGTTGCATTGACTGGAGTTGAGTCTGAGGCATTGACAGAAACAATGGTCAAGTTGCAAGCTGTTCAGGGATTGGTCAATGCTGTGAGTATTGTTTCTAATAACTTGAATAAGGAGGCAATCCTTGGCATTCAAATTAGAAATGGTCTTGAGAAAGCTAAGAACTTTATCTTGACTGGCTCCATTGCACCAGCATTGGCAAACACAGCAGCAACAACAGCTCAGGCTGGTGCGAATGTAGGTCTTGCAACAGCGACAACAGCATCAACCACAGCAATGAAGTTGTTCAGATTGGCATTGATTGCCACAGGTATTGGAGCCATTGTGGTTGCAATAGGTTTATTGATTACCAACTTTGACAAGGTATCTGAAGCTGTGATGAAGGCTTATAATTGGTTTAATAAACTTGGACCAGGAGTTAAACTTGTAATCAGTATAATGTTTCCATTCATTGGTGTTATTTATGGAGTAATTAAAGCTCTTGAATACTTTGGAGTTGTGGATGATGAACAGACAGCCAAGATGAAGGCTAATGCAAAAGCCAAGACTGATGCAACTGAGAAGGAAATGAATAAGAAGATATCAGCAGAAAAAAAGAAAGCAAAAGCTGTTGATGATGCATATGCTCTTGAGATAAGGAAGGCACAAGCTGCCGGCAAGAATACAGAGGAGATGGAGGAGAAGAAACTTGTTGCTGCATTAAAATCTGGAAGAGCAATCCTTGAAATGCAAAAGCGAAAAATTGCAGCCTATGAGGATGAAATTAAGTTGTTGAAAGCAACAGGTGATGCTGATAGTGACAGAGCTAAGCAATTAGAGAAGACATTAAAAGAGGTCAAGCAAAACAGCAATGATCAGTACAAAGAAAATAAAAAGTTAAAGGATGATCTTGATGTATTGAGAATTGAGGAGACAAAAGCTGAGGAGGATGCAGCTAAGGAGAGAGCTGATAAAGCAAAAGCCAGAGCTGAGAAGAGAAGAGAGGCAGCCAAGAAAGAGGCTGAGAGATTGGCTGAGATTGAACGCAAAGCAAATGAGGACAGAATCAAGGCTGAGGATGACCAATTCCAATTGAGTCTGGACTTGATGAAGGAAGGTCAAGAGAAAGAGCTATTCCAGTCAACCATCAAATATGATAAGCTCAGAGACCAAGCTCATGGTAATGCAGAGCTATTGAGACAGATTGATGAACAAGAGGCAGCAGAAAGGATTGCCATTGTCAATAAGTACACTAAGGAGGAGCTTGATAAGATTGCAGAGGCAGAGGCTAAGAAGAGAGAGTTAAGGAATAAGTGGCAGAGATATTTGAATTCTGACCAAGAGAATGAATTGCTTGATTTGGATGAGTGGTACAAGGAGCAAGAGAAGATTAACTCTGAGAACTTAAAGAATGGCAATATAGATGAGGAACAATACGTTGACTATCAGTTGAAACTTAGAGAGGATTTCAGAAAGAAGAAAGCTGATATTGATAAGAAGTATGATGAGCAAACCAAAGCCAATGAAATTAAGGCAAGAGAGGAATCTCTCAAGGGAGTAACAGCTGCAATTGAGGGAGCTCAGAGAGGATTGGATGAGCTTAAGAAAGTTAATGAACTTGTCAATCAGATTGACCAAGCAAGACTTAACAGCATAGCTAAGAACAGAGAAGAGGATCTTGCAAATCTTGATGCCAATATGCAAGCTCAGTTGAATCAAGAAGGATTGACAGCTGATCAGAGAAAAAAGATTGAGGAGCAATTTGCACAACAGAAGTATCAAGTTCAACTCAAGGCATTCAATGAAGAGGAGAAAATTAAGAAGGCACAATTTGCAAGAGAGAAAGCTCTGAGATTAGCACAGGTTGGAATTGACACAGCATCAGCAATTGTGAAAGGGATTGCTCAGTTTGGTCCTCCTCCATCACCGGCTGGTATTGCTGCCATTGCATCAGCATCCTTGATTGGTATCACACAGGCAATGGCCATCATGAATCAGAAGTATCAAGCTGGATCTGCACCAACACCACCACAGCTATCATCTGGAGAAGGAAGTTCATTGAGTGGAGCTGGAGCAAGTTCATTCCAAGCAAATACCAATACTCAGACAACTGACTTGACACAACTTGGTCAAGGGCAACAAGGTCAGACAATGACATCACAGGTTGTTGTATTGGAGTCTGACATCACAAATACACAGAACAAAGTACAAGTACAAGAGGCTAAGTCAAGCTTTTAATCCAGTCAACACAAGTCTTATTCCAGAAAGCATCACCAGTTGAGAAACATCCCTGGAGCAGAATCAATTCTTGAGCCTTGGCAATAGATGGCACAGATACCTTGCAATTGAATCCATCCTTGGAAGGAACTTGATACACATTACAATAGATTGACTTGATGAAATGGTTGTCATTCTGCCAGTTGATATTGTCAAAGAGATCAATCAACTTTTTGCTGTTCATTAAACATGGAGTGTGTGTCTCATAATTATGAGCTGTAAAGTTGTTATGCTTTAAGAATTCAAGAGTATTGCATTGAGCAACCTTTGTATGTGGAGGATGGTCATCATTGATGATGATTGGTCCCATCTTAATGGCTACATGAGGCTGCCAAGATTTAGTGATGAAAAAATCCTTATTCATATAGATGAAATCTCCTCCAATCTGTTTGGCAAAGGTGAGCATTCTGTTGGTCACATCACATCCTCTGATGTTATTGTGTTGAGTGCAAGGAATGTTATTGATACCAGACACAGCCTTTCCAACTGTCCATATCTCAGCATCAGGAAAAACTTTGAGGACCATTGCAATTGATTGCTTGATTTCAAAGTCAGACTCAGCTCTGCTATGGTATGGATATACAAATATCATTTCGAACAAATTTACATAATAATTATGATTAGAGAATTGCCTCTTTATGATATTATCATTGATCTGGATGATCCAGAAACAACAGTATCATTCAACAGCCTTGTGGCCAATCCAGCACATGAAAAATCCTTTGAGACATTCAGCCAAAAGATTGCTTATCAATTCAATGATGAGGAGCAAGTCATCACTGGAGTGGCTATATCTGCGAACACTCCCATATTCAGAAGAGATCCTCAGACTGGTGAGGAGTATTATGTGAACTTTTCACCATCATCCATCAAGGATATTGTCTTTGATTATGCAAGGAGAGAGAATTTCAACAATGTGAATATTGAGCATGACAGCAAGAGAGTGGTTGATGGTATCTATATGATTATGAGCTATATCATTGATGAGTCAAAAGGATTCACAGCTCCAGAAAGATTCAAGGATGAGAATGATGGCTCTTGGATTGTGAGTTACAAGGTGACCAATAAGGATGTATATGATGCAGCTAAGGCTGGAATGTTCACAGGCTTCTCAATTGAAGGAGTATTCCAACTGCTTGAGACCGGCAAAGGATGGGAGCATGAATTCACAGCCATATATCAAGAGCTTAAGAAGGTCCAGGAATACATTACATTTTACAATGACTATCCAGAAGCTGTGAGCAACAATGCCAAGAAAGGAATTGAGCTCAATCAGAAGTATGGAAATAAATGTGCCACAAGGGTTGGCAGATTAAGAGCAACAACTTTGGCTAATAGACAGACTGTCTCAGTGGCTGTCATCAAAAGAATGTATTCATATCTGTCAAGAGCAGAGGAGTATTACAATCCAGATGACAATTCAGCATGTGGAACTATCTCCTATCTATTGTGGGGAGGTCTTGCTGCTAAAAGATGGTCAGAGGCTAAGCTAAAAGAGTTAGGTATTTTCGAACAATAAAATATAATAAAGTATGAACAAAGAATTGCAAACTATTAAAGAATTGATTGCTGAAATGAAAGCACAATTCTCTAAGTCAGTTGACACATTTGAACAGGCAACTCTTGCTGATGGAACAACCATAGTTGAATATGATGCTCTTGAGGTAGGGATGCCAGTTTTTGTTGTTGCTGATGGTGAAAGAATACCAGCTCCAGAGGGTACACATGCCTTATCTGGTGAACTTGCTGGTGTATCAATAGTGGTTAACGCTGAAGGAGTAATCACAGAGATCATTGATGAGAGAGAGAATGAAGGAGCTGGAGAGGTTGCCGTTGAGGAAACAAGCTCAGACTTTCAAGCAATCTCTGCTGAGATGTTACCACAAGTATTGGAGGATATCACTGAGGTGATCGCTGAAAGATTAGGACTTGAGATGGGAGTTGCTTATGATGTAGCAACTGCTGTTGTCGCTAAGATAAATGAGGAGACTGCAATGCCTGTTGCTGAGTCAATGAGTGCAGAGAAAGTTGAATCCATTGTAAATGCAAAGTTAGAAGCATTCTCTAAGGCTGTCGAAGGCATAGCAGAAATGACTAAGGCTATTGCAGAAAATAACACAACTTTGGTAAATGAGTTGAGCACATTGAAAAGTGAATTCGAATCTTTCAAAGGCCAGCCATCAGTTGAAACCAAAGAGGCTGAGAAGTTCAGTAAAGTTGGCAACTTGACAGCCAGACAAATGTTTTTGAAACGTAATAAATAATAATAAAATGTCACTTAAAAAGTATCTTAAAGGAAAATTTGACTGGGATGTATCTGGTCTTGCAGCGTATGTTGATGAGCAAAGAGAGGACTTGATTGTCCGTTCAGTAACTGAAGCTCGCACACTACAATATTTATCAATTCAACAAGGGATCAAAGGATCTCAAGAATTAAAGTTGTTGGATGACTCAGTTGTTTATCAAGCTGGTGATTGTACTATGACTCCATCTGGAGATACAGTATTCACTGACAGAGCTATTGCAGTTGAGACTCTTGGTTATATGAAATCTTTCTGTCAGAAGGATCTTGATGGATTCTGGACACAGTTAGGTCTTCGCCCAGGTGCAATGGCTGAAGATAAGACTTTACCATTTGAGCAACAATTAATCAACTACTTATTGCAATTGCATTCATTTGAATTGGATAAGTTAATCTGGAAAGGAAACAAAGCTACTGGTACAGGTAACTTGGCATTCATGAATGGATTCCGTCAATTCTTGACAGTTGCCAATGGATGTGTTGATTTGAATACATCATCAACAGCAACCATCTCTGCAACTAATGCATTTGATGTATTCTATGAGTGTTTCGTTAACACTCCAGCAAATGTTGCTGAGGCTACTGACTTTATCTGTTTCACAGGTCGTGAAAACTTTAATTTCTTGACTAAGAACTTGGTTGATGATAACTTATTCCATTACAATCCAGCTAACATTGGTGACTTGAATGAGTTAATCCTTCCAGGAACAAACATGAGAATTGTTAAAGTAAATGGATTGAATGGTCTTGATAACATCTACACAGGTCGTGCATCTCAATTTGTATTCGGAACTGACTTAAGCTCTGATTTTGAGA